GACGAGGCGGATAAAGGAAAGAAGTTTGGCTCTGGCGGATACGCCCGTCCTGACCTTCAAAAGATTAACAAACCCAAGACTCTTCATGGGAAGATGTCAATCATGAAAGAAGGTGGTGATACTATGGCTACAAAGAAAATGAATATGGGCGGATATTCCAGCGGCGGCGCTATGCCCATGAAAGACGGTAAACCTGCTTTTATTGGCGACGGTAAAGGCGCGATGAAAAAAGGCGGCATGGCCAAAGGCGGCATGAAGCACGAAGACGTCAAGATGGACAAGTCTATGATGCAAAAGGCCGTAAATAAGCACGAGAGCCGTTTGCACAAAGGTGCAACTATGACTAAGTTGGCTGGTGGTGGCACGTTCCGTGCATCTGCTAACGGCATTGCCACTAAAGGCAAGACCAAAGGCACGATGGTTAAGATGAACATGGGCGGCAAAGCCTGTTAAGGAGCATATTATGAAGGGCACAATAGGTAGACCAAGTCTTCAAAAATCAATGCAAGATGCCGACGCAATTAGACGCGATCAAGAGTACGTAGATCGCGCTATTAGCCCTGAAGGGTACTCAATGGAACGAGGCTTAGGCCCTGCTTTAGCTGCGCAACGTTTACGTAAAGACTCTGATGAAGGGCGCTATGCGGCTCCCGGATACGGAGATCAAGGCCAATTTGCTGGCGGTAGTGGCAGTGGTGGAGCTAAACCTAACACAGACGAAGAGTTAACTTCTGGTAAATCTGCCATGAAAAAAGGTGGTATGGCTAAGTCAGCCAAGTTTATGTCATTTTCCAAGAAGGGTAAGCCCGCAGGGATGAAGCCTGTTACAAAGATGGCTTCTGGCGGTTCTGCGTCTTCTCGTGCAGATGGTATTGCTGTTAAAGGCAAGACTCGCGGAAAGATGTGCTGAGATGGCAACCGTAAAACCCACAGGTAGTGTAGTTAAGTCTTTAAAAAAGGCTGGGTTTTATGGTGCGAGTGAACCTAAACGACTGGCTATTATTAACAAAGTTACAACCAAACCCCAGCGGATAAAGATGGTTGATAAAATGTTTTTAGCCAAAAAAAGTAAAGGTAGAACAAAATGATGGCATCCCGAGGAATGGGCGACATAATGCCCAGCAAAATGCCCAAGGGCAAGCGTAAAGCTCGTCGGGATAACACTGACTTTACACAGTATGCTGAAGGCGGCAAAGTAAATGCGGCTGGCAACTACACTAAACCCGGTCTGCGCAAGCGGATTGTGTCTCAAGTAAAAGCCGCAGCTACCCACGGTACAGGCGCAGGACAGTGGTCTGCACGTAAAGCTCAGCTTGTTGCTAAGAAATATAAAGCTTCTGGTGGAGGGTATAGAGATTGAAAGCTCCGCAAAAGTCTCTCAAAGACTGGGGCGACCAGAAATGGCGCACTAAGTCTGGCAAACCGTCAAGTAAGACGGGAGAGAGATACTTGCCCGAAGCAGCTATTAAGTCTTTATCACCATCAGAATATGCCGCTACAACACGTGCAAAGCGTGCTGGCAAGAAAGCCGGGAAGCAGTTTGTAGCGCAACCAAAAACAATTGCAAAGAAAACGGCGGGATTTAGATGACTACTTCTGGAGTTGCAGCATTTAATCTTGACCTCAATGAGATTGTTGAGGAAGCATTTGAGCGTGCGGGCTCTGAACTTCGCACGGGATACGACCTGCGTACTGCAAGACGAAGTTTGAATCTTCTTTTTGCTGACTGGGCAAATCGTGGTGTAAACATGTGGACATTTGAGCAAGGTACGCTTACCTTTACTCAGGGTCTAAACACTTACGCACTGCCGAATGACACTGTTGATTTGCTAGAACACGTTATTCGTACTGGTAGCGGTAATGTAGCTACACAGTCTGACCTAACAATTACCCGTATTAGTGTTTCTACTTATGCCACGATCCCCAATAAATTACAGCAAGCCCGCCCAATTCAGGTGTGGTTCCAGCGTTTAGACGGTCAAACATCGTCTATAGGGACTACATTAAATGGTGGAATCTCAGCTACGGCCACTACAATTACGCTAACTTCTACCGCTGGTTTGGCTACTACGGGTTTTGTACAAATTGATACTGGGGCTTTAGCAGAGACTGTGCAATATGGCTACATCAGTGGTAACCAATTGATGAACTGCTTCCGTGGCCAAAATGGTACAACCGCAGTAGCACACTCAACAGCCGTCGCTGTTTATTCACAAAACTTGCCATCCGTTACGGTGTGGCCGACTCCCGATGGATCACAAACATACCAATTCGTTTACTGGCGTATGCGCCGTATTGATGACGCAGGTGGCGGCGCTAGGACTATGGATGTACCTTTCCGTTTCTTGCCCTGCTTGGTTGCTGGACTCGCCTACTATTTGGCGTTAAAAGTTCCCGAAGGTGCGGGGCGTTTAGACGTCCTTAAAGCTCAATACGACGAAGCTTGGCAGTTGGCTGCTGGCGAAGATCAAGAACACGCCTCTTTGCGGTTTGTACCGAGGCAAATGTTTATTGGAAGCGGTACGTAAATGGGCAATAGGTTTGCTTCAGGTAAGAACAGTATCGCCATGTGCGATCGCTGTGGCTTTCAGTTTAAACTAACGGCACTTCGTAAAGAAATTCAGAAGACCAAGATATATAACCTGCTTGTGTGCCCCGAGTGCTGGGATCCAGATCAACCACAATTGTTGCTAGGCATGTACCCAGTTGACGACCCACAAGCTGTACGCAACCCACGTAGGGATACAACTTACTATACGGCTGGTACAAACGGATTACAGACAGTTAACTCGACTAGCAATGCTCCTGATGCTGCTGGTTACGTTACAGGTGGTTCTCGGGATATTCAGTGGGGCTGGGCCCCCGTTGGTGGTTCGAGTAATTTTGATGCGCCTTTAACACCAAATTACTTGGTGGCAACGGCATATGTTGGTACAGTTACGGTAACAGTTACTTAGGAGATTAAAATGGCATACACAAAATCCGCCGACGGCGTTGCAAAAAAGGGTAAAACAGACGTTCAAGTCTTCCCTAATAGCGGCCCTACAGCACCCAATCCACGCGGTGGCAAGAAGTCTTCCGGCGTGACCAGCGAAGCGATGATGAAAGTCGGTCGCAACATGGCACGTGTGGCTAACCAAATGAAAGGCTAATCATGGCTAAATTTAGTAAAAAGATGATGGGCAAAGAAATTGGCGACGCCGCTACTTATGCTGCACCGCACAAAATGAATGGCAAGCCTCTGGTAATGTCGACTAACCCCGGTAAGCCTTCAGACATTAGTAGCACCACAACCATGAAGATGAGTGTTGGTAACTACAACAACGGCCAAAGTGAAACTAAAACTTCAGGTATTAAAGTTCGCGGCACGGGTGCTGCAACTAAAGGTTTGATGGCACGAGGCCCGATGGCGTAAACATGGATAGAACTGCGCTATATAACGCTATTCAAGCGTACACGGAGAACACGGAAGCTGATTTCGTGGCTAATATCCCCGTGTTCGTTACGCAGGCTGAGCAGCGTATTTACAACAACGTGCAGTTCCCATCGCTTCGCAAGAATGTACAGGGTTCTATGGCGGTAAACAACAAGTATTTGCAGTGCCCCGATGATTTTTTAGCGGTGTATTCTTTGGCAATTATTACTGACGTTACCGGTGCAGATGTGAATACGGGCACGTACGAGTATCTGTTGAACAAAGACGTTAACTTTATTCGTCAAGCGTACCCAACACCGAACGATACAGGTGTTCCAAGGTACTATGCTCTGTTTGGCCCCACTGTATCTAGCGGGGTTGTTACGGACGAATTAACGTTTATTCTTGGCCCTACGCCAGACCAAAACTACCGTACCGAACTGCATTACTATTACTATCCCGAGTCAATTACAGTGGCTGCGGATGGCCGTACGTGGCTTGGCGACAACTTTGATACCGTGCTTTTGTATGGCTCTTTGGTTGAGGCTTACACCTACATGAAAGGTGAGCAAGACATGATGGGGTTGTATAACGCTAAGTACCAAGAAGCATTAGCGCTTGCAAAACGTTTAGGCGATGGGCTCGAGCGTTCCGACAGTTACAGAAGTGGCCAATATCGTTTACCGCCTTTACCTCAAAATAAAGGGGTGGCGTGATGAGTATTGTCCAGACCCAAACCACCAGCTTCAAAGCGCAGTTGTACCAAGGTATTCATGACCTAACAACTGACGTTATCAAGATTGCTTTGTACACAGCAAATGCGAATCTTAACGAAGACACAACCGTTTACAGCACAACAGATGAAGTGCAACCTACGGGTTCGTATTCTCTTGGTGGATCGCAACTGACCCCAATTACAGTCAGTACTTCTGGATACACCGCCTATGTGGGCTTTCCTAATATCTCATGGACAGGCGCAATTACAGCTCGATGTGCGTTGATCTATAACGACACTGTTGCCGGTAAGCCGTCTATAGCTGTGCTGGACTTTGGTTCAGACAAAACTTCTACAGCCACGTTCACCATCACAATGCCAGTCAATGGCCCAACCACTTCGTTAATTAGGAGTTCAAATTGATTGTTACAACAACCAAAGGCGACATGGACGATTCATTGCTTGAAAAGCGCGAAGGTTCATTGGATAATGACAACGAAACAACCACATGGGTGGAGTACTGGTTAGACGGGGAGCTTGTGCATCGTTCTGTGCATGTAGCTCTTAAGAAAAATGTAAGTTCTGCGGTAGAAGCCGCATCTTTTAACTAAGGAGCCAATCATGGCAAATACACAAGCAATGTGCACATCGTTTATGGGCGAGTTGATGACCGCAACCCATAATTTTGGCGTAGCACCTATTCGCGCCGTTACTACAGTAGACACGTTCAAAGGTGCCTTGTATTTGGCTTCTGCTACATACAACGCAAGCACCACTGCGTACTCGTCTACAGGTGAAGTAACTGGTACAAACTACACGGCTGGCGGCGTAGCGGTTACATTTGGCACACCCCCAACAGCAACTAATAGCTCTACAACAGCGGGCGTTGCGTTTGTTACACCTTCAGCCAGTATTACGTACACCAACGTAACTTTGGCTACAGCGTTTGACGCGGTTTTGATTTATAACTCAACGCAAAGCAATAAAGCAGTAAGCGTTCATACCTTTGGTTCACAGACTGTGACTGCGGGTACGTTTACTCTGACAATGCCTTCAAACACCACATCTACTGCGTTGCTGCGTTTAGCTACAACCTGATCCTCCTAAATAGGAGGGCAGTAAATGGCGACCGCATGGGGTGCAGGTACATGGGGCAGTAATACTTGGGGAGGTCAGCAAGCTGACCTAACCGGCGTTGCCGCGTCTGGTGCTGTTGGTACAGTCACTGCTGAAGTTTTTTATGCAGTAGCCATCACAGGGGTGGCGGCTACAGGCGCGGTTGGAAGTGTTGCTGAATCAAACACCATTGCGCTTACTGGTGTAGCTGCGATTGGTCAGCCCGGAGAACTTTCAATTCCCGGGGTTGAGTCAGGAATTTCTGGGGTTGGAGCAACAGGCGCTGTTGGTTCTGTGGCAGTTAGCTCGGCAGAAGGTGAAGATGGGGTTGTAGCTACAGGCTCGGTGGGCACTGTAGGGATTTCTCAGAGTGTTGCCATTTCTGGTGTTTCAGCAACCGGTAGTGTTGATAATGTTGGATTTACTTACGGTTCTAACATTAACGGTAATCAAGCTATAGGATCTGTTGGTACTCTGGAGTCAAACAGGGTTGTTGCGATCAGTGGTGTTGCAGCTTCTGGCGCGGTTGGCACAGCGGTGTTTAACTGGCAAGCTGTTGGTGTTGCGGCTACGGGTGCGGTTGGTACTGTTTCGATTGGCACAATTCAAGTAACCTTGAGCGGTGTCAATGCTTCTGGGTTAGTTGGTGAAGATACCCCAGTTAAATCAATACCAATCTCAGGTGTTTCAGCAAATGGTTCAGTTGGTAATGTCGTAGGTGGTAAGTCTATGGGGATTACCGGCAATCAGGCAAAGGGCAACATTGGAAATTTTGGCGTGTTTTATTGGTCGTTAATTGATGACACAGAAGACGCAAACTGGCAAAATATCACTACAGTGTAGCTAAGTGCTGCACACAGACAGGAGTTTTAAATGGCTACAGGCGCAACAGGACAATTAGGATTAGCTCTTCCCGTACAGGGTGAGCTTTCCGGCTCATGGGGTAACACCGTCAACAACGGCATTACCGAGTACACCAATATTGCTATTGCAGCTACGCTAACCCTGACAGGTGACGGCGCAGTAACTTTGCAAAACACCACAGGCGATGCTTCAGCCTCTAACATCGTATCCAGTCTGACTGGTGCGGGCACAGTTACAGCGCAGTTTGCTATTGTTAAAATTGCAGGGACTTTGACTACTACAAAAGTAGTAACCTTTGGTTCCGCAGGCTCTGCTCCATACAGCAAGACATACTTAGTAGTTAACGCTGCAACTGGCGGTTCTGTAAGTTTTACCGCGTATGGTGGCACAGGCGTAACTATTGCTGTGGGTGAGAGTGCGTACGTTTACTACAACGGCACAAACATTGTTAAAGCTGCTGGAACCGTAAACACAGGCGTCACCTCTTTTACCGCCGGAACCACTGGATTTACACCTTCTACATCTACAACAGGTGCAGTCACTTTGGCAGGCACCCTTGCTTTGACAAATGGCGGAACAGGCGCCACAACAGCGCCGGGGGCTATGGCTAATTTAGTGGGTTTTACATCCACTGTAACAGCCGCTGGCACAACCACACTAACAAACACAAGTAGCTACTACCAGTACTTTACAGGCACAAATACTCAAACAGTTCAGTTGCCTATAACCAGCACATTGCAGACTGGTTGGACATTTCACATTGTCAACAATAGCACGAGTAACGTGACGGTTATTTCGTCTGGCGGAAACACCGTTATTACGGTAGTGCCTAGCACTACAGCCATGTGTACTTGTATTGGTACAACATTAACAACTGCCGCTGACTGGGAATCCGGGCTAA